CTCTACAAATAGCATCATACACTTCTTTTAGATTTTTGTTGTTTGGATCTAAAAGAACATTTTGTAAAAATTTTAAATTTATATAGATATTTTTTAAATATCCGCGATTCAAATTATCAGGTGTTCTTGTACCACCAAATGTTGTTTGATCTTTTATTGCTGGTATAGCTGTATTCTGTCTACTGTTTTGATTTGGTCTTCCCCATTGATTTAATATATAATTCAAATCTTGTCTTTGTAGTTTAGTAGTAAATCTAGCGGTTTTTGCTAACGCACAATCTGCTCCAACATTTTTTTTATCTTTGAATGAAAATGACCTAATTTTTGAATGTTCATCAAAACTTTGATTCAATACAGGAAAACCTTTTGGTTTTCCATTTTCATCTAAATTAGGAACATTATCAACACCAATTTGATTATATACATCATCATATATTTTTTTATAAGTTTCTGTAATTCCAGGAACTTGGGGTAAATTAGTGGCTCCAGCCGCAGCTGCAAGTTCACCAATAACAGTTGTAGCGGCAAGAAGAGGGGCTGCAAATGTACCAAACGTAGCAGAAAGTCCTGTTGCATTTATTTGTGAGACAGTATTTGCAGCAGAAATAAGTGGGTCATTTTTTGCATTTCTTTGTGCAACTGTTTGTAATCGTAATGATTCTCTTGAATTTAACTTAGGTGCGTTAGCATTTGGAATTAGTACGGTCTTTCTTGTTGATATTAAATTATCATGCGCACCAATTGTAATATCATCAATGTTTAAATCAAAAAAGTATTGTGAGTAATCTTTAACATCACCAAGATTTTTTATTCCATTTAAAACATCAACTAATAAATCCATGGTTATCCATGTAAAATCTGGCCCTTTTTTATTGTTATTATCAAAATCTCTTTCTGCGCTATACTTAATTACTTGTTTGTTTCTTCCACTAAAAACATAATCTTGTAAGTATTCAAATTTAGAACCATATTTTTTCTCATAACCACTATTGGATTTTAGTATATTTACAAATTCTGGCTTTAAACCAGACAAACTATTGCCTTGATTATCAGTACCAGTAACACTATTAATAAACGTATTTATCAACGTTTCATATTTTGTTCTAAACTCAGTTTCTTTATCATTTAAATTTCCATTATTTTCAATTATTTTTCCCTTTACAATATTTTCTTGTGAATCTCTTCTGAAACCAGAATAAAGAAGTTGTCTGCTTGCAACTTCAGTCATTCCAGTAATAATATTATCATTAATAGTATATTCAAAATTTACAACTTGACCAATTAAAAACTCATAGTTTCCTTTTGACTTTGGAACATATTCTGAATATCTGTTGTAATGGTTATCCCATATGTCTATAATTTGATTAAAATCTGATAAATTAATCAATGATCTTTGATCAAATGTATTCCATCCAAACTCAACAATTACCGTTTGAAGCGGGGTCAAAAAATATGGAGTAATTGCTTTTAATTGTTCCACTGAATGACATACCCAATTTATTTTTGCTTTTGCAAACCATGATTTTTGTATTTCAGTTTCAATACTAATAATACCAGGATCAGGTATATTTGGTCTTGTAGATGATTCTATATACTTTGGTTGCAATTTACAGTTATATCCATACATTTGTTTAGACACACCATATGGTACCTTTCCATCAATTCCATATCTATTGAAAAATCCATCTCCACTTACAAATGCCAATCCCCATTCATTATCATTGTCACTTATTAAATTTGGATTATCATATTCAACCATTCCATTTGAAAACACTCTGACCCATGCTTTTCTAGGACCAGCATACTGTGGCAAATCACCTTTAAACTGACCTTGTATTCCTGTTGATAAGGAATTTTTTCTATAGTCAAGTTCATCTATAACCCACTTTTCAAATGGGCCTGCTTCCCATGGTCTTTCTTTGGACATATTAAGAATTAATTAGTGTAAAATTTTGTAAAATTGTTTGTATATCAGTTGGTATTCTCAATTGTTTGTTTATATCCAAACTAAGTTTACCTTTACCCAAATTGTTTGCAACCGCAATTATCCACCATAAACTCACATCATTATAATATCTATAAGCTATTTGGTCAAGATAATCATTGTCTGACACTGTAATATAGATATCACTTGATGACTCTGGTATAGATGGGTACAATAAAGTTTTATATACTTTTTTACCGTCCCATCTTTTATCTACTGTTGTATAGTCGTATCTATTCATAGTTAACTATTAAATAATTCTCTTGAAAATGCGTTTTTAATACCTACAACTTTACCTTCATTAGACAAATAAAATTCTCCAAAATTATTATATCCTGTTTGGGGTTTTTCTTTTTCAAGAATATTTGCATCTATATTTATTTCAACTTCTCTTGGAAATTGTGCTAAAATTGTATTACCATTTCTTTTTAGTCTGCCTTCTAAATATTCATAAGAACCAATTGATTCAGGAACCGTTTCCCAAGTAGCATTATCTGGTATCGTCATACCAATACTATTAATAACTATTGGTTGATCTTTATACATATCACCAATTGTAATCATAACTAAAGGTGGAACAATAAATCCATTTTTATAATTTGCTGGTTTTGTCAGTCCCATCAAGTAGTTGATTCTTTGCCACATTGGCAAAAGTTCTTTAACACTCATTGCAACTACTGCAAAATTGAATCCAAGTCCTCTGGTAAATCCTTTGTAGTTATAAACTTTATCTGCATTTCCAATATATTGAAAATCATCCCATGTTGATACGGATCTTTCATTTATGGCTTTTACAGTTGCTCTAAATGGTATATATTTTTGATTGTATATGTCATAAAAATAAAACTTAATTAGATCTTTATCAATAAACAAATCTGTAGTATTTTGTACTTTCAGTGAATTGATTGAATCACTTCTGTTAACACCCGCAAATCCTTTTCCTTCCGGATCATCTAGTAAATCTGTCTTTTTATAATTTCTATATTTTGCAAGATAACTTAGTGTTGTCTTATCACCATCAATTATATCCCTTAAATTGTTAAGATCTTTTGGTGGTACAAATGTATAATTTGATTCTAATATACTTACAAGTTTTATATTCTGAGCATTTGCTTGACTTATTTGATATGAAAACGGATCTTTAAATTTTGTAGGATAATTATTATTTTTTAAATAATCAGTAAACAAAAATAAAATATCTGAAGTTTCTATTCCAGTTCTGCGAATACCTACTGCGTTTTCATATGAATTGAAATTTACTAAATCAACAGTACTTCCATCTGTAATTTTTAAGCTATTGACATCAATTTGAAAACTTTTGTTTGAATATTTGTCAACTCCATTGTAATATTCATTCAAATACCTTGAAAATTTTGATGGACCAGATTCATATGCAGTTGTTCTATCTGGATCACCATCCCATCTTTGTGTTATACCACCATTAGTTCTATAAACATCCTCACCATATTTGTTTAACGCAACTATTCTTTTGTTATATAACATCAAATTGTAGGTTTGATCATCACCCTTATATATTGTTCCATCTGGTTGCCCAATTGCAGAAAATGTACCAAACAAAGTACTGCTTTTGAAATAGTTAGCAATATTTTTAATAAAGCCAGGTTTACTTGGACTACTTAAATATTTGTAATTTTGTCCACTATAAGCTGCTTGTGCAGTTGCACCTCTTGTTAATCCCTTACCATCACCAGGATTTATAATTGACAGTGGAGTGCCACCTTGACCAGGAGCAGTACCTCTTGGAGGAGGATTTGGTGGATTGAATCCAAATGCACTTGCAACTCCTTTTACACCCAAAGCACCAAGAACACCACCTAAATTTGGTTCAATGTGTCTCAATGGTCTATCCAATATACCAAATGATGCAACTCTTGCAGCTGATTGAATTGGCATCAATGGATTATATAACTTAGTTTCATTAAAAGGTTGATATCCTTGTAGATATATTTGCTTTAATAAAAATTTAATACCAGGATTTGATGCGGAATATTTTGTTACTCTGACAACATCAATTGTAGCAGAAGGTTGAAATGGTGCAAATTTAAGAGTAGAATTAAGTCCTCTATTTGCATCATTAATGTTTGTTACAATATAAGGTTGATTTGCACCAATAACTCCACCAGATTCACCTTCTGGATAAGGACTGTACTTACTATATAAAATACTACTATTTGGAGTAAATAAAGTACTTAATTTATTTGCATCTCTTTCATTTACTGTAGGAGGCAAAATCAATCCTGCACCTTGTATTTGTGCATTTGTCGTTGTTTCTGGATTATTTAGATTTGTTGAATTTGCCATATAATTATGTTAAGCTTGTTTGCATTGCTACTCCGCCTGAATCCAATCTGAATCCTACATTCTTAGAAATTCCGGTGATCATCTTTTGACCGTCTAAGTCAACATTTATTGTTATGTTACCAATACCTTCTTTAATACCTTGTTTTATAGCTCCTACTATAGATGCTTGATTAATAGCAAGTTCATTAGCAACAGCAGCATTGTTTGTATTAACTGGCATACCAGCTTCATTTGTTTTATTGATCATGTCAGTAAATGAAGGCAACTTTGGTCCGCCAATTAATCCTGAGATAAGGTTAAATCCAGTTCTAAATGGTGCTGTTATAGCATCTAATAAAGATGCACCAATTGATTGAACTCCGTGTAAAATAGCAAGTCCAATTTCAGACGGAGAATTTGCTGATAATCCGCTATCATTTGAAAACCATTTTTTAAATGCATTAAACGGCCACATTAATAAATCAAATATTGGTTGTACAACTGCTTTTAGTCCACCAACTAAACCGCCCCATAGTTTTTCAAAAAAATTGCCTTCAGTATTGGCATATCCATCTATGAATCCTGCAATTGCTTGGAATGCGTTTACAACTAAACCAATTGGTCCTAGAAATTTAGCAAAAGTCCCTAGAAATCCTGTAAATCTACTAAAGAAACTGAAATTCTTGGCCACATTAAGAGACATCAAAGTCAATGATTGCATAAAAGATCTTCCTCTACTCAATGCTCCTATAAATCTACCTATTGGTTGAATTATAAACAACCAGGGAGATAAAAGTGATGTACTTGCTAATGTGATTGTCTTAATAAGATCTAAAGCGGGCGGAAGGATTTTTGTTGTAACAAGTAATAAAGGTTCAACTACATCCATTACTGGCTTAGCTAATTCCATCATCAATTGATTAAATTGATTTTGTAATTGATTGATTCTTTCTTGATTAACTTGTTGTCTTAATCTAAGTTCTGCTTGTTTACCGATATCTTTTGCTTCTACATCTCTCATCCCCTTCATTTTTTGCATTTCATTCAATTGTTTTTTCTGTTCAGCAGTACCATTCATTCTTATGTAATTAAGCTCTTTATCAGCTTGAATCATTTCTTGCAATTCAGTTACTGTTTTTCCAGACGCATCTGCAAATGCTTGTGCTTGGAAAGGGTCCATTGCATCAAAATTCATACTTTTTGCAATCTTTAAAATTTCTCTATTTGCACCAAGTATATCTTTTCTATAAGCCAATTCTCTTGCTCTTTGAAATGTGATATTTGTACCCAATAAAACACTAGCTTCTATTTCAGAATTTATACTAGCGTTAAAATCTAGTAATTTTTTAGCAGTATCCGCCATTTTTTGGAATGTTGTTCCCATTTGTCTAGCTTCAACTGTGCCTTTAATTAGATTTACTACTGAACTTCCAGTATAAATTCTTACATCATCAGTTGCGTCTGCAATTTCTTTCATTATTTCAGGTAAAGGAACTCCAGCTGCATTTGCCATTGCTTTTGTAAAACCAATCATTCCTTTTTGAGATGCAGCTGTACCCTTGGATATACTAGAAATTGTCTTTAAAAATTTTGCACTTTCTGTTTCACTAATTCCAAGTTGTGCTGATAAAACGGATACATCTTTTACTAAATCTTTATTTACCGCAACCAACGCATTAAATTCTTTACCAATTGCAGTGGTTGCAGCAACTACGCCATCAAATGTAACTCCCAAATCAGCCAAGTCAATTGCAAGTGACTTAACGTTTTTTTCTAAAACATCAAAGTCACCTCTTAAAAATCCAAAACTTTTTCTGAGAGTAAATGCTGCTTTGTCAAATTCCAAGTACATTTTTATACCTTTAACAATGATATCTTTCCAAGTTGGAATTGTTCCTGATAGAAGTTTGCCAAAATCACCCATACTACCCAAAGCATCACCAAGAACATTTTTAAATGCATTAGAAATTCTGTTATTTCTTTCTAAAGCAGGAGTAAATCCTCTAATTGTTGTCAATTGATCATTTAGTCTTTGAAGTACTCGACTTTGATTATTTGCCGTAGATGACACATAACGAAGTTCTGCACCACGTAATACATTTTGTATTTGTAATGATTCTATTGCTTTTAAACGTTCCGCAGCATTTAATCTTGCAATTTGAGCATTTGTCTGTAATGCTCTAATCTGCGCGGATGCAAGTCTAATTTGTAATACAATTTCTTCTTTCTTAAATGCAAGTCCAACACTATCCAAATATGAAGATTTGGATTTAATTTCATTAATTCTATTTTGAACTGCTTCTTGTAACTTTTGTGAAGTTAAATATCTTTCTGCCAAATTTGCGTTTGCAGCAGCTGCATTAATTATATTTTTAAAATTATTACCAAGTACGTCAGTTTCTCTGTTGATTTTTGTAAATACGTCTCTAAGTGATTGGCTTAAACTAGTTAAGTCTTTAACACTTTTTTCTAATTCATCAACATCACTTATTGTTACGGTCGGTTTTGCCATATTTTATACTACAATAAATATATAAAATATGAACTTTAAACTATCTTTTAATTGTTTTTGGAGATTCTTTTGAAGTGGATTTGTCCATTGCTTCTGATTCTTTCATCTTTGTGTCAGCCAGTAACTTGTAATAAAAGTTCCTCAAAAACACTGGTAAGTTGTAACCAATGTTTTGATCAAATGCTCCTTGGGAATAATAACCTAATTCAAATATCTGTTTATGTACAAACAGTTTATATTCAGCTGTTAGGCCAAAAAAATTGTACCGTCATCGGTACCTCCGATCTATCCTCAGAGTTACAGTTAGGACAAGTAAAATTAAATGTCATGTCCAAATCAGGTGAATTTTGACGGATAAACTTTCTCAATTCAATACTATCTCTTGATAAGAGTTCAGTATCAACAAACTTTCTGATAAATGCTTTGTCAGTATTACCGTCAATTGATGTAATTACATGTTTCAATCTAGTAGTAATTTCTGCACTTTGACCACCTTTGTTTAACTTAGATATAGATTTCAACTCATTTTCAATTTGTTGTTCTTCTAATGAAGTGGCCAATTTAACAGTAACTAACTTTTTTGAATATGGAAGAGTAAAACTGAGACTGTTTTCTGATTTGGAATATTTACTAAAGTCAAAATCTTTGTCTTTTAGTTCAGCTAAATTGATATCAGTCTTTGATTCTTCTCTACAATTCTTACAAACTACACCTACAGGACCATAACTATCACCATATGCCAATCTTCTTGCAGCAACATACAATGCATTTTTGTCACCAATCAATATATTTTCAATCTTAATTGACTTATCAACAATCAAAGATTCAAGTAGTTTATCTAAAACAACACCTTTTTTAATAAGATTTTCACTGGTAAGAATATCTTCTTCTTTAGCAGTCATCATCTTCAACTCAACTTTGCCTGATGATAACGGATCATTTTCTTTATAAAAGAACCCTTTACTTGGTAATTCAATTACCTCAGTAGGAAATGTCACCTCTTGTTTTTGTGGGGGTGGGGGTGCTTGAAAAGATTGTGGTCTTGTAATTGGTACTGTGAAATTTTCTTCCATAAAATGTATAACTTGTACACATATATATAAAAGAATCTAAATATTTGATTTATTTTATTTAAATTGATACCGCAGACAATTCTTTTTGAGCAGCAGATAAGTATACTTTAGCTTGTTTTACTTCTTCCTCTGCAGTTTTAACTGAATCTTGAGCATCTTTTCTTTGTTTTGCTAAATCAGCTGCATTTGTTTGTTCCTTAACTTCAGCAGGTGGTTTTTCATTCTTTACATCTGTTGGTGTTACTTGAGTCTTGGTTAAATTTGACAATCTAACTTTAGCAGCTTTTAACTTTTCTTCTTTTGCTTTTAATTCAGCTCTTCTTTGATTAACAAAAGCAGATTTTGTTTTTTTTGTAGTATCTTTAATTGCGTCTTCTTTTAGAATAGAAATTATTCTTTTCAACTTAGATTCAATACTTTCATTCACTTTATTATACTTAAACTTCTGTGTCAAGTCTTTAAATAAAGCAATATCATACCATCCAAAGATGAATCTGAAAAACTTTTCTTTTTGTTCATCAGTGTATTTATCAGATCCCAACATTTGTCTTACAGCGGTACCACTTAAAATTCTACCATCAACCATGGTTTGACTTTCTGGTATAATCAGTACATATCCACTCTTACTAAGAGGGTCTAATTGGTTTGTGTCTCCCTTGAATGACTTGAAATAACCACCTTGATCTACTTTTAGTCTTTCTGCATCTTTTTGACCCAATGCAAATATTACACTGGTTTTGTCTGGATCATACTTCTGTGTAATTTCTAATGATTTGTAGGGACTTTTTGTTTGTACAATGTGATCAGGTGCTACACCGTGTCTTACCCAGATTTGTTGTTTTTCACCAAATGTAAGTGGAGAATCTGGTAATTCTACTTTACCGCTTGTAGAAACGTAGGTGTCATTTCCAGTTATTGACTTTAAAAAATTAAAGGCATTTAAATGACCTCTGTGTGGTGGGTGAAATCTACCAGGATATATTCCAATTACGCTTTTCAAGTTCATGTTATATAAATATAGTACTTAATTGTTAATGTACATAAAAAAACTCCTTGTTTTATCAAGGAGTTTAAAAAGGATAAATGTTTTGTTTTTATTAGTATTGTAGAATACAGTAATCTACAGATAAAGTCAAACTAATGGTTGCTGGATCACCACTATCAGTCCAATCCATTTCACCAAAGTCAGCACTGGTGATGAATGCACCTTTTAATGTCCATTCTTCTACTTTATCACCTACTGGACCTAGAACGTTGACGGTTAGATCCTTCTTATAGAAGTCACTATAACCATCACGGCCAGTTACGGATTCATGGCTCAAACGTACCCATTCCATTACTGCTTGAGCACCAGATGGTACAATTGGATCATATAGTTCCATTGTAATGTTATCCCATGTGGTTTTGCCTTTGTAGTAACGTTGGATGTTAATGTGATCCAATGTCTTCTTTTCACTGGTTACTGTTGGTCTCTTGACTTTTCTGATCAAGAAGCTTGGAATACCATCACAGTACAATAGAAACCTATTTTTGACTTTTGGTTCAAATTGTGTAAAGAATATTTCATTACTGTTTAGTAGATCTGCCATAAATTTTTAAATCCTTATTTAGTTGTTGTAATAATAAATATAAATTAAAAGTACTTTTTTTTAAATTGTGTTTTAATTTTTAAATAGTTATACTCTATACAAACCAAACTCCAATTATGGCTAGATCTAAAAATTCAAAAAACTGGTTATCTCTAAATTGTAAACATTGTAATAATTTGTTTGAATGTAGAGTAAGCAAACCAAAGATCTTTTGTAGCAAGAAATGTAGTAATAGTGATAATTCAACAAAACAAAAGATAATTGATGGTCAGAAAAAAACTTTTGATGAAAAATATGGTGGTCATCCAATGACTACAGATGTTGTAAAATCTAATTTTAAATCTGCAATTGTTAAAAAATATGGAGTTGATAGTTACAGTAAATTGCCTGAATATAAAGAGAAGGTAAAACAAACTCTTCTACTAAAATATGGATCTGAAAGTTATATAAATGTAGAAAAAATAAAATCTACTATGATGGATAGATATGGAGTGGACAATGCAGCCAAGATAAAATCTGTCTTAGATAAAAGATCAGTTACTAAGAAATCAAACCACTATGAATTTCTAGTAAATTACTGTAATAGTAACAAATTGCAATTTCTATGTGATGAGGTGGATTACAAAGGTTATCACTTTAGTAACATTTATAAATTCAAATGTGACGTATGTAATAAAACATTAGAATCTACGGTTTATAACTTAAACAACTTGTTTTGTGATTATTGTCATCCAGAAAAAATCACTACTGTTGAAAATCATTTTTACAATTTTTTACAAGAAATTTTACCAAAAGATGCTGTTATTAAAAGAAATGATAGAACAGTATTAAATGGCAAAGAATTGGATTTTTATATTCCAGAATTAAAAATTGCGTTTGAAATTGATGGATTATACTGGCACAGTGAAAATGGGGGTGGTATCAATAAAAACTATCATTTGAATAAAACAAAATCTTGCAGTTTTTATGGTATATCACTAATTCATATTTTTGAAAATGAGTGGATAAATAAAACAGAAATTGTAAAATCAATTGTCAAAACACTGTTGAAAACCAATACACTATTTAAAATTAATGCTAGAGATTGCATTATTAAAGAAGTGAATGAAACTGAAAAAAATAAGTTTTTAAATGACAATCATTTACAAGGTGAAGATAAGTCCACAGTTAAATTAGGATTGTATAATAAAAATGATCTGGTTAGTATTATGACATTTAGAAAAACTTCCCGTTTTGATAAAACAAGTGATTGGGAATTAGTTAGATTTTGTAATGCAATTAATACTACAGTTAATGGTGGTGCAAGTAAATTATTAAAACATTTTATCAAACATTATAATCCAAAAAATATAGTAAGTTATAGTGATAGAAGATATTTTACCGGCAAAATATATGAAACTTTAGGATTCAATTTTGTAAGTCATACACCACCTAATTATCATTATCTTATAAATAATTATAAAGATATCAGACACCGCATGAGTTTTCAAAAACACAAATTAGAAAAAATATTAAAAATATACAACCATTCATTAAGTGAATGGGAAAATATGAAAAATAATGGTTATGATAGAATTTGGGATTGCGGCCACGGCAAATATTTCCTTAAGATTCTTTCAAACTAGCCTTTTTATCAAATATCTGATTGATACCATTTCTGAGTTTATCTAGGTGACCTCTGGATCTTAATACTTTAAAAACAATATTCTCTGTACTAAATTCTCCAGACTTGTTTAACCCAACTTCTCTCATATCATACAAATCTTTCAAAACCTTCTTTAACTTAACCAAACTTTCAGATTCTAGCGCATTTTTAATTTTCAACACCATATCACTGTATTTTTGTTGGATTTGTTCTTTATCCAATTCAAAATTTTCCTTCTTTGGTTCTGTCACCCATTTGTTATTTAACAATGAATAAACTCCAGTGGATCTATTTTTCTTAGAAATGTCTTGAATGTATACTTCAACGTTAAATCCTTTAACATGAATGTCATGATCTTCATTCCATTTACCTTTAATGGCATTTACCATCTTTTCAACCATTTCTACATCTTCAGATACATCTTTGAAGTCTATGACTATATGAATGTCAATATCACTAAAATCTGACCAGTTATAATTTGCGCTGCTACCAATCATTATAATATCTTTAACTGGAGCGGTTAATTCTGTATCCTTGTAGAAGGACTGTCCTATAGACTTTAAAGATTCAGCTACATCTGGTTTTAGTTTTAAACCATCCCAAAGAGCTGGATTTAGAGTATTATTATAGATTCTTACTTTCATATATTAGAATAACTATAACCAAATGATTCTGGCAATTGATTTATTAACAATTGTAAACCAGATAATGTACTTGACGCATTTGTATGTATAATACCTTTACCACCAGCAGTTTCAAATGATTCTACATTTTTAGGCAAATCATCAATTAAGCAGCTATTTGGTTTAGCAAACTTACCTTTTCCTCTACCTGAACCGCTGAAGTTAACTTTTAAGCCAGACCAATGGTTACTTAACCACTGTAATTTACCTTTTTCTATATTTCTAATGATATCTTTAGCTTCTTCTCTTGGGTGGTTTTTAAGAATCCAGTTACCGCTAGTACTTGTTAAAACTTGTAGATCTAGATTGTTATCATTTACAATTTTAACTATACCAGCTTTAAGTTGATCAAAATCAGGCATTTTTTGCATACTTGACCAAAACACTTCACCTTTATCAGCAATTGCATCCCAAAATTTCGGAGTACCATATTGTGATTCAAACTCTTTAGGTGATGATCCTATCATTTGAGCAAATTGTAAATCAAAATTGCACATCACACCATCCATGTCACAAAATACAATAAATTGTTCAGATTGCTCCAGGAGGTTAGCATCCCAAACTTCAGGTAGAAGCGCTTTAAGTTTGATCATAATAAAATAAATATCAGGAGGTTAAAATAAGTTGACTTAAATGTATAAAAAGCATATATTAAAAGCGCAACATTTATATATAAAAAAGCATTAAGCATTTATTATAATAATAAAGCAACCGCAATATAAAAAGCGCAGCGCTCCTGATAATTGTAAAAGTTTACTTAGGATTTGGTATAAAAGTACCATTTTTTAGATTTAGTGAACCTTCGCCATATTTGGTTGTGATGGAGTTTAACCATTCATCTTCATCTTTTTGAATCTTTTCATAGTTGGTTCTAAGGTTGGATTCAACTTGAGATAGTTCTTTGATTTTTGCATCTAGTGTCATTTTATCTAGATACAATTGACCAAATGACATAATATTCTCTTGAAAGCTCAATTGAATATTTTTTAATGCATCTAATTCTTGTTGTGTAAATTTGATAGGTTCTGACATATAAAATATATAGGGGTTTATTTAATTATTGAAATATTATTTTTTATCTTTTCAAACACATCATGTGGTGATATGCTAGTGGTACATTCAAACATTCTTTTTGTATTCTTGTAATTAGGACACCAATTCCAATCATGTCTGTCAAATGGTTTTTCATTTAAACATCCGTGACAAACTGATTCATTATCAACTCTAATCATATTTTTTGTAAATTCACACCATTTTTTTGTTACGTTTGTTATCAACACAACTTTTTTTCCAACTGCGTGTGCTAACCAACTTAATCCGTTTGATGTACCTATATGAAATTCTGCATGATTCATATAATGAGTTGCTTCTAATAGGGATATTCCAGTTTTATCAATTGCAGATGATGGGATTGTATTAAAACAACCATTTGATCCAAAACTGTTATGCATATCTACACAAACAGCAGTAAGTCCATATTTTTGTTTTATTAAATTTAATAAAATATTCCATCCTTTTTTTGCATTCCAATATCTTCCCTGATGTGTTGACTGAATTGAAATTGTGAAATATTTTTCTTTTAATGGTCTGTCTTTTATTACAGTTGCAATTTTTGCACAAGTTTCTTCAAATGGAAGACCCAACAAATCAGCCGCATATTTTTCAAGAGGTTGACTTAGATTTACATCCAATTGTTTAAATTCATCATAAGTGACAGGCAAATCAAAACTGAGGTTTGGATAAACTGTTTCAAATAAATCAATATAATTTGGATTTATTATAAAATGCACTGTATGACCAGTTAATTTTTGATATTTGTCAACCTGACCAATTGACGCTATAGTGTCACCCAATGATTTTGTGGTCAATTCTATTTTTATAATCATAACATTTTTACTTAATCAGAATGTCAATTTTATCTATAACCATTTGTGCTGTTATTGATTTAGAACACTCAAATTGTCTATCTGTATCTTTTAATTTTGGACACCAGAACCAATCACCTCTTTCAAATTTAAACTGTTCATTGTTCCAACATCCATAACAAACATTTTTATTAATGATTCTAAATGGTGTAAAAAATTCATTTTTTTCTAGGCTCATTCCGCTGATCAATACACATGGTTTATTTAATGCCCATGCTAACCATGATATTCCAGAAGACAACCCAATTACAAATTCACTGTTATATACCACGTTTAATACATGATTCATATCAGTGGAATTACATAACATAATATCTAGCCCTTTATCATCTAAAAGTGTATCATGTTCTTTTTGAACTGCTATTACTTTATATCCCTTTTTATTTAAATAAGATACAACGTCTCTCCATCCAAATTGCGTGTTCCATTCTTTACAAGCCGCTGTTGATTTTGTTGAAATTACGACGTACTTTTCTTTTATTACTCTCGTTTTATCTATTACTTCAAGTGGCGGCTTGATTTCTTTATATTCAATTCCTAATATATTTGCAGCAATTTCTTGGTTATTAAGTGATTTCCAACTAACCTTTTCTTTAGTTGTATCGTCAAAACATCCTATTGAATAACTTGCATACAAATTAAAAAGTTCAGTTCCGAGTGGAACAAATTTAATAGAGGGATATATTGATTTAAATATATCATTTTGATAAGTTGAACAAAACACATTGCATTCATGTTTTATCCTAAATTCTTCTACAAACGGCATCCATGAAATATTATCTCCCAATGAATTACTATCAAACCAAATGTATACATTTTTACCACGTGCATCATAATCTATTTGTTCAATCAAATTTTTTGTTTGAAAATCAATAATTTTAATTTTATAATCAATGAAATAACAAAAAGCACTTCTAACCCACATGTTTGATTGGATGATATCATCATAAACAATTTTATCAGTTTTTTTGTCTATAAACTGAATGTAATATTTGTTGTTATTATCTTCCAAAATTTCACAACACGCACCTCCAACAAAATTAGTATTAATTTTCATAATATATTAAAAATTAAGGTAAAATCTCATTTTTATACAATATTATTATCAAATAGATAAGAAATTGTTCTCGTAACATCTTCAACAGATGAATGGCATTCAAAAGTTGGTTTGTTTTCAAGACAGCCAGTTAATAAAGGAATCAGATTTATATTATCTCTTTCTCTTACTGAATATTTTAAATTGGAAGTACAGAACAAATCACAATTACCTTTGACATAACAATATTTGTAGTTTTGATTTCCTTTTCTGTAAGGTGCTACAAATTTAGGGTTCTTTGCACTTCCTAATTGCATTATAAATGTATCTGTTGTTCCTGCAAGGTGGAGCAGTCCAGAATCAAATGTAATCAACATTCTAGCATTATTTAACAAATACCAAGTATCACTTAAATCTGCTTTATCAGTTAAATCAATGCCATATAAATTATTAAGTGGTTTTATAAATTTCTCAGTAATTACTCCTGGCTCTGTTTGAACCATATTTTTGCCAGTTATTACCGTATAAATGTTCTTTTCAGACAAATAATCTACTAATTTTTGCCAATTTTCTTGTGGCCATGTTCTGTTTGGCCAATTAGTTGCAGGATGAATTACAACATAATTTTTAGGTAAAGAAAATGAATTTGAAAAAGGATTTGGATAAAACTCACATGTCATTTCTTCTGGCAATAATTGTATTCCAAGATCATTTGCATGAACTTGTCTCAAATCAACCATATTAAACTTTCTTTGCATACCAAATTGATTGTGTAATCCTGGTAAAACATAACTTTCATGGTAATTGATCACTGATTTATCCCCTTTGAAATCATTAACAAATTCTGGAAATGTATATATTTTATCAATATAAGGATTGTTAATCCACACTGATTTAGAATCTGGTTGGGATACTACATTTATTTTTCTTTGATAAACTTGGTATAGTTTTCTAAGACTTGGTGTAGCACAAATTGTATCACCTATTGTACCTGAAATAACAGCGTAATATATATCTTTCATAACTTTTATTTAAATAGAG